TCTTAACGGCCTCTTTAACAATCTTATAACGCTGTGTACCATTGGTGACTTTAATATCTGCGGCAATACCTTGGGCATGAGTTCCTGCTTTCTCCTTCTCTCTTTCAATTGGGTGGTCTACTGATCTATAACCACTCGTGATAACGAAGGGAAACTCACACCTTGCTCGTAACAAATCTAACTTTAATAGTAGTCTATCACTGATGTTGTTCTCACCTGTGTACTGACAGGCAAACTCTTCTCTAGTGAAGTAATCTAAATCATTGTTAATGTTATACATCAGTGTAGTCCCCTTCAATGGGTTCTTGATTACCAGAGATCACAGTGGTTTCCCCACCTACCCCAGTAATGGATATATTAATAGCGTTACTACCACCGTTTAGCTTGTCCTTCTCAAAGTAGCTGACGGGTAGTAGTCTATCCATGCACAGCTTCCATGCCGCTGCTTGATTCTTATGGTCATCGTCCAAGGCAGCGTTAAGAATACTGTCCAACACCTTCCTACTCTTAGGGGATGCCAACATTCTAGCTTTGTATTCGTTAATGGTCGCTGCATCACCCTTGGGTCTGCCTACGGCCTGACGCTTACCTACGGTTTTTGACACAACATCTGCTTTCTTTGGCCGCCCAACCCGCTTTGCGGGCTGACCACTCTTTGATTCTTTATTACTCATTGTATTTCCCTTAGCCCTTAAGGATACTTAAGTACACTTTAATTGATTTCTTTAATTATTAATAAAAGATCAATCCTAACGATGCTTAAGGCTACTTAAGGGCGCGAGGTAGTCTTTATCTTCTTTACTATACAGTAGATTATACCATATTTACAACCAAAAGTCAAGTCTTTTCTACTCTTATGTCAACATATTTATACATAAGGGCCGTCCCTTTAATAGCTAAAGGCTATACTCGTGTGTGTCAAGCTTTATTTAAGGAAAACAAGGGCTTAGTATACACATGGATTACCGGATTATACACACATTAATTACCTTTTTATCCTAAATTGCTACTTTTTTGTATCTAAGGGGGTACAGTAACAATCTTGGGCCAGCCCCGCGCCCCCCCGTGGCCTCCCAGGACTTATCCACAGGTTATCCACATGTCATCCACAGGCTGTGCATAAGTTATACACAAGTTATCCACAGGCCCGCATGTTGGCACGAGTATTGCATGGGGCGAGTGTGAGTATGCCATAGGATACCACATGGCCCAACAGTGGCATGACTATTGCATGACACAAGTGTACACAAGTTGGCATGGTTCTTGCTACGCGGGCGCGCATGATTAAAGGTATACAGTAGTCATGCACAGGATGCATAAAGTTAATTGAGGTCATGCGTTTAAATCATTAGACAATAATGCGTCAGCCTGTAAAATAGCACCATCAAGCAAACAAACACAGAGGTTACATGATGAAAAAGTCCACAGTTCAAAAGCTTACTACCATCGCCACCGCCATACTAGATCACAGCAGCAGCATCTCGGAGGTTGGTGTTGCAGTATCAAAAGCAAACGCCATGTTGTCATCTGTACAGGTCGTATCTACATTAGAAGTATTAGAAGCCTACGATGCGGTGCTACTACGCAAGTCTGCATAAACTAAACAACGGCCAAGGACGGCCACAAACCAAGGGGCATATTATGGATACTAACAACTTACCAATTGAAATCGACCTACTGCCAGCAGACGCGAAAGCTTTTGTCATTCGACTGGCAAACGATGGCCACATCTCAGACTGGGGCGAGGCGTTTGACGCGCTAAATGAGTGCGCTGCTTATCGGGCAGAGCCTAACCCAGACACCTACGCTTACAATGGGAGAGGATAATAACATGTTCGGATTTGGAGACGTAGTAGCTATATTAGTATTAACATGGGTATGCATGCTGTATATCGCAATGGACTTGGCTGGAGTTATATAATGATTAAAATTATGAGTAAAAAAGATTTAAAACCAATTGTCAAACAATTGAAAGATGGCGGGTTTGCTGTCACCAATAAATCAGGATGGTGGAAGGCGCTAGATGATGACGGCACGACAGTCATGGAAGCAATGCCACATTCCAATGGGAGCATGATGCTCAACCTAAACAATGATTATTTTGCATAGGGTAGTAGCTTTATCGTGTCCACTAGTCTATAGTGGGCATCGTTAAACCAACTAAACCAAACCAACACAGAGGCAGTACAGATGAAACTAAAGCAATTTGGAAGTAACATGACAGTATTAGATCTAGGCTTTGCACAAGTATTTTTTAGCTACGAGACACCAGTGGCTGCATGTCTGACAGATGGCTCGTTAGTACGTACAGAGACCAAGTACAGTGTCACCACTACCAAGCACATCAACAAATGGTTAAACGGCTGTGAGGCGCTTACAGTGCCACAGGATCGCATTGATTGCCTGCTAACGTCTAGCAGCGAATGTAATCCAGACTATAGCGAGGTGGCATAATGAATAAGCGAGTAATGAACGCACAGCTAATGGACTTTTACTTGGACTGGGTCAATAATTACCTGACAGTGGAAGTAATGGCAGAGCATCACGGGCTAGATGTGAGACATGCACTGGTACTGATAGGCATAGGCAGGGACGCGCACCAACAATATATAGATGAGGCGGCATAATGTACAGGGTATATTATTACATGTTTGATTATAGCAAATACTATGCTACAATGTCTGGGGCGCATGCAGCGGGTCGCGCTTCGGGCTTTAAAGAATACACTATTACGAGGGTTAAATGATGGAACTAGGATATAACCAAGAATGGCAAACACAGGCGCGAGGTTCTAATGATTCGGAGTATCAGATTTACCTTTCCTTTGCTGATGATGGTGCCGGTATTGACTTTACCACAGGAAAGCCCTTAAAAACTTATGATGAATGGTTAAATACATAGCGAGGTTGCGTGATGAATGAATTATACTGGTATGTGAAATGGTGCAGCATAGGGCTTGTGTTTGGCTTCTGTGTGGGATATGGTGTAGGCACATGGCTCCTATAATGATTGACGCACTAGGCTGGTCTATCTTGACAGCCATTGTAATAGCAGTTCATAAGGGCGTGTTCTGGATGATGACTAACAATATACTAGAGGTGATACTATGAGCAATAACGAATACCACGGTGATGAGCATTTGCATGACGCAGACGACTACCCACCCATGGAGCAGTGGGAGATTGACGAGGCACTGGCTGACATCAAAGCTGACAGCAATTGGTTAGAGGCGTACAGCGAATGATTATCTTTGGTAGACAATTGACAATGGAGTACAGGCTGGGTGTCGGGTTTGACCTTGAATTCCCAGATAGTAGAGCAGTGTGGACGTATAACGAACGTACAGGGGCCACAGAGGCGATGCCCTTCATGGGTACAGTACTGCACTTGCCCCTGTGCATTGTGACGTACGGCAGAGTTTACGAGGTTATAGACTAATGGCGATTATGGCTCTCAGTGTGTTGGTTGTATTCCTTAGTTGGTTATTGTATACTGGCCTCACTATGGAAGATTACCATACAAAAACAAGCTACCATGACGATGACGAGGACGGTATATGAGCAAAATAAAGGAACATATGATAGGATACGAGATAAGCGATTGGATAGAACCAGAGGCACACGTAATGGTTGACGAGCTTATAGAGTATCAGATATACTGCATGACAATGTCAGAGATTACCCAGAGGGTGACCAAACAAATGAAGGATGATTACTATAGTAATCCCTATAGTGAAATGACACAGCAATATAGAGAGGTATTTCATAATGAGTAGATGCAAAGCGTGTGACGTTATACTGACAGAGTATGAGCTAAAGAAAAAAGACAGAGAGACAGGGATACACCTAGACCTTTGCAATGCCTGTCTGGCACATAGTGACGAGGCCATGCATGACAGTTTTAATAATTTAAACATAAAAGAGGTTGACAGCATATTGAGTAGCTGATATAATACTCAGGTATTAAAGGGAAATGTTTTATTAATAATTAAAGAATAACCAATAGACCCTTAGGGGGTCATAACTAGAGGCAGTAACCATGGCAGTATTAGAAGGATTAGTAGCATTTGAGAACCTTGACGAACACGAGATGTATCAGGGCCAGTCAACAGGTAAGTACTCGCTGGTACTCAGCTTAGACGAGCCAACAGCAGGCACATTGGCTGATTTAGGTGTCAAGCTCCGTGAGTATGAGGGCGTTAAACAACGCAAGTTCAGCACCAAGTACGATGTTCCAGTGATGGACGCAGAGGGCAACACCTTCAAGGGTCGCATTGGTCGAGGTTCCAAGGTGCGTATCATGTACGCAGAGGGCGCACCCCATCCGGTACACGGAACCAGCACGTACCTTAATAAGATCAAGGTGCTAGAGGTCGCAGAACAGGAGGGAGGCGAGGACTTCTAATGACAGACGGGTCAACATTTGTTCAACATGAGTCATGCCCTTCGTGTGGCTCATCTAACAATCTGGCTCGTTATAGTGATGGACATGCAGTCTGCTTTTCTGGGGGCTGCAACCATTACGAACACGGCAAAGGCCAGATGGGTCAACCAGCACAGGAACGCAAACCAACGAGGTCACTAGAGATGACAGGTACAACAGCAGCAATTAGTGACAGACGAATTTCGTTGTCAACGTGTAAGCGTTACGGTGTCACTGTGGAGTATGGTACAGATGGTAAGATAACCAAGCACCACTACCCATACCACGACAAGGACACAGGCACAGCGACAGGCACCAAGGTGCGTATCGTGGACAACAAATCTTTTTATGCGACAGGAGGTTTTGATAATGCGGGTCTCTTCGGCCAACAGGCGTTCAAGGGTGGCGGCAAGTACATTACGGTCACAGAGGGCGAGGCAGACGCAATGGCTGTCAACGAGATGTTTGACGGCAAGTGGCCCGCAGTCTCCATTAGATCAGGGGCAGCAGGAGCAGCCAAAGACATCAAGGCCAGCTTAGAATGGCTAGAGACCTTTGAGAATGTAGTCATATGTTTTGACAACGACAAGGCAGGACAGGAGGCAGCCAAGTCAGTGCTTGATTTGTTCACCCCCAACAAAGCAAAGAACGTCACGCTACCTATGAAGGACGCAGGCGACATGCTACGGGACAACAAGGTACAGGCATTTGTCAAGGAGTGGTGGAACGCCAAGACATACCAGCCGGATGGCATTGTGCGTGGTAGTGACACATGGGAGATGATCATTGAGCAGTCGGATGTCAAGTCCATACCCTACCCATGGGCCTGCTTAAACGAGATGACGCACGGCTTCAGACCTAAGGAGCTGGTGACTATCACATCAGGCTCAGGCATGGGCAAGAGTCAGATCGTCAGGGAGCTGGAGCATTACCTACTGGGTGCGTCCAAAGATAACATTGGTATCCTCGCGCTTGAGGAGGACATACCAAAGACAGCGTTGGGCATCATGTCAATTGAGGCCAACAAGCAGCTACACCTTGACAAGACAGTGACACAGGAGGAGAAAAAAGGCTATTGGGATCAGACCATGGGGTCAGGACGTATCTTTATGTTCGACCACTGGGGATCAACCAGCGAGGACAACCTTCTAGGGCGCATACGCTACATGGCTAAAGGTCTGGATTGCAAGTGGATCATCTTGGATCACCTTAGCATTGTAGTCAGCGATCAGGACAACGGTGACGAGCGTAAAGCAATTGACAGTATAATGACCAACCTACGTAAGCTGGTTCAGGAGACAGGTGTAGGACTATTCCTAGTGTCACACCTACGCAGACCTAGCGGCTCCAAAGCGCACGAGGACGGTGGTAAGATTAGTTTAGGTGAGCTACGAGGCTCTGCATCTATCGCCCAGCTCAGTGACATTGTCATTGGTTTGGAGAGAGATCAGCAACACGCAGACCCAGAGACACGCAACACAACCTGTGTCCGTGTGTTAAAAAATAGGTTCGTGGGCTTGACAGGGCCTGCCTGTTACCTGTATTATGATAAGGAGTCTGGTCGTATGATTGAGACCAGTTGTCCAACAGGAGATGAAGCGGAGTTCTAATGCAGATTGTATTCGACATAGAAGCTAATGGATTACAACCTACAAAGGTCTGGGTAATTGTAGCTACGGAACTAAGCACCAGTGAGACACACACGTTCTCAGGTGACACGTTACTAGCATTCAACGATTACATAGCAGGGCTTGGAGAGTGTGAGATCATAGGCCACAACATAATTGGCTATGACATACCTGTCCTTGAGCAGCTACTAGGTACGGACTTTAGCAAGTGTAAGGTCACTGACACATTAGTGATGTCGAGACTAGCTAACCCTTCACGAGAGGGTGGACACTCTCTACGTAACTGGGGTGAGAAGTATTTAAACCAACCGAAAGGCGAACACAATGACTGGGATAATTTTTCGCAGGATATGGTGGACTATTGCGAGCAAGACGTTAATGTTAATGTGCTGGTGTACAAGAGATTACTTCTTGACCTTGCAGATTTTGGAGCTGAAAGCATTAGCCTTGAACATAGAGTGCAAAGCATTATATCACAGCAGATTAAAACAGGCTGGACGTTAGATCAAGAGAAAGCATTTATATTATTAGCGGAATTAAAGGAGAAAAAGTATGACTTGGAAGACAAAGTGCATGAGGTTTTCAAACCGTTACCGACATTTGTCAAAGAAATTACACCCAAGATTAAGAAAGATGGTACGTGTTCGGTTGTTGGGCTTAAATTTCTAGGCGATCATTGGGAGACAGCGGTAGCACCATTCAGCCGTATAGACTTTCCAGAGTTTAACCTAGGTTCACGACAGCAGATAGGGAGATACCTACAATACTTTGGCTGGAAGCCACAACAGTTCACTGAGACAGGACAGGCCATCGTAGATGAGGCAGTGCTAAGTAAGGTGACAGGTATACCACAAGCGTCATTGATAGGTGAGTACCTAATGATACAGAAGCGTATCGCACAGGTACAAAGCTGGCTAGACGCAGTTAAGGACGATGGTAGAGTACACGGGTACGTTAACCCCTGCGGAGCAGTGACGGGCCGCATGACCCATTCTAGTCCCAACATGGGGCAGGTTCCAGCAGTCTACTCACCCTACGGCAAGCAGTGTCGTGATGTGTGGACAGTACCGGAAGGTTACAAGCTGGTAGGTATGGATGCAAGCGGGCTTGAGCTACGTATGCTGGCTCATTACATGAATGACGAGGGATACACTAATGAAATACTCAACGGAGATATACACACGGCAAACCAGTTGGCTGCGGGCCTTGAAACTAGAGATCAAGCAAAGACTTTCATCTACGCTTTTCTTTATGGGGCCGGAGATGCCAAGATTGGGAGCATCGTTGGAGGAAACAAGCGTGATGGTAAACGACTTAAGGAAAAGTTCCTTGCAAATACGCCTGCTCTTGGAGAGTTACGAACACGAGTTGGAATGGCGGCTACAAGAGGCTATGTTTATGGCTTGGATAGGAGAAGGATCACAATACGATCAGAACACGCTGCATTAAATAGCCTATTACAGTCAGCAGGCGCGATAGTAATGAAGAAAGCGTTGTGTTTGCTTGACGAGTATGCTATACTATGGGGTATAGACTATAACATATTAGGGAACATACACGATGAAATCCAGACAGAGGTCAAGCAAGAGAGAGCAGAGGTTTTCGGAAGGTTGGCAACAAGCTGTGTTGAAGCTGCCGGACTGTACTACAAACTCAACTGCCCTCTCGCAGGAGATTACAAAGTTGGAAACACATGGGCAGACACACACTAGAGATTGTATTGATTGTGGTACAGGGCTTGTTCTGGGAGAGAACTGGACAGGAGCTAGGGAGAGACAGGGTAAGTATGTTTGCAAACCTTGTTGGCATGTGAGAGACTCCCAACGTATGTATGTCAACGGTAAACATATTTCCAAGTCTCACCCACTATACAAAGCAGGAAAGTACAAAGGGTTTGAGGATGCAGCCTTTAGTTCCTTAGAGAACTACAAAGACAACCCACAGGGTCAGGTGTATATAATCACGAACCCTGCGTGGGAAGGTTGGGTAAAGGTAGGCATGGCAGTAGATGCAAACGATAGGGCCGGAGGTTATCAGACAAGCTCACCTTACAGGGACTACGAGCTGGTCTACGTAGTGGACACAGAAGACCGTAGAGCTACAGAAGCAGAGACCCACGCTAGACTAGGTGAGTTGTTTGAACAGCGTAACGAGTGGTTCAAGTGTGATGTAGAGATGGCTAAACGTATTATAGATGGTGTAACAGGAGAGTACGATGAAGCGTGTTGAAGATGTAGTCGAGGACATCTACGCTCTGATGGTCAGTAAGGACGCTGACCCATCTGTTGATGTAGAGGCAGAGATAGACAGGTTTGGGGAAGGTGTCAAGGCTCTAATGCGTACTGAGTTTGGTCGAAAGAAGCGAGAGGATAACCGCAGGCTACGCCTGTCAAATATTGGCCGCACCGACAAGTACCTTTGGAATCACTTTAACGGTACAGGTGGCGAAGAGATACAGCCACACACCTACGTCAAGTTTATGTATGGTCACTTGATTGAGGAGATGTTGATCTTCCTAACACGCATGGCAGGACACACAGTCACGGACGAACAGAAGGTATGTAAGGTTGATGGAATCGTGGGTCATATGGACTGCAAGATTGACGGTATTGTTACTGATGTCAAGTCAGCAAGCAGCTTTGGGTTCAAGAAGTTTAAGGATGGCACACTGGCCTACGATGACCCCTTTGGTTATATTGATCAGATCAAAGCCTACGCTTACTCAGAAGGGCAGACAGAGTTTGGATGGCTTGCAATGGACAAGGCCAATGGACACCTGACCTACCTTAAGTATGACTTGAATGACACAGAAGCACCTGTCTATGAGATGCTTAAGCAACCTATAACAGAGAGAGTAGCCCATGTAAAAAAGCTAGTAGAGCAACCAGAACCAAAGGAATGGTGCTATCAACCCGTACCGGACGGCAAGTCAGGAAACTTAAAGCTTGCTATTGGTTGCTCGTACTGTCAATTCAAAGACCATTGCTACCCAGATTTAAGGGTGTTCAGCTACTCATACGGGCCAAAGTATCTCGTCAACGTAGTAAGCGAGCCAAGAGTAAGAGAGGTAATGCCAGATGAAGCAGGCTTTTAGATCAGGACTAGAGAAGGACTTAGCGGCAAAGCTGGACGGACAGTATGAGTTTGAGCCTTACGGTCTGCCCTACACGACACACAGGAAGTACCTACCGGACTTTGTACACAAGGCTAAAGCAGTACTGATAGAGTGCAAAGGTTTCTTCAGGGTAGGTGACACACAGAAGTACACGGCTATCAGAGACTCTATGCCAGAGTGGGAGTTAATCTTTGTGTTGTCAAACCCCAGCAAGAAGGTACGTAAGGGTGGTAAGATTACGATGGGTGAGTGGTGTGAGAAGGAAGGCTTTAAGCATTACACAATCGACACAGCTAAGGAGCTGACCAAGTACATCAAGGGGAAGAACGTATGAAAGCGTTGACTCTTGAAGAACTTAAAGAAAAGATGTTACTGTTCCTTGATGAAGATTTGATATGTGAACTGCTGGAGATTTCAACCACTGACCTGATAGAAGCTTTTGAAGGTAGAATAATTAGAAACTTTGATAGAATTGCAGAGGATTTTGAAGATGAGTATTAATGACGCAACAAGATTTGAATGGGACAGAGCAACCAACAAGACAGGACTAGAGCCTTGGGCTACAATGGCTGAAGAAGAACAAGAAGACATGGTAGGTGCGCCCAAGCATTACAACTCAGGCAACATAGAGTGTATTGATGCAATAGAGGAGTCCATGTCCAGTCACGCATTCAAAGGCTACCTCAAGGGCAATTGCATG